GTAAAAAGTGCTTTATATAAAGCGTAAATTGCATATCGAAACACATTTATATCTTATTTATATCTCAAAAAAATAAAAAGCTAGATTTTCTCTAGCTTTTTTGAGTTTTTAGAAGTTCGAAATTGCATTCAAAACCTCATCTTCTTCAGTATCAATAAGATGGCCATAAATACCCATTGTAGTACGTATAGAAGAGTGGCCTAGACGTTTCGATATCTTGTACATATTAACACCTGCCTCAATCAAATTTGAAGCATGTGAGTGCCTTAACGCATGAATATTGAATTCAGGGATTCCAGCTTCTGCACATAATTTGTTTTTTCTTAGTCTTAATATCTCTGGGTCCATATGTCTATATCCACCAAATATGAACCATGATTCTTCAAATTCATCAAATGAAGAATAGTATTTCTTCAATTCATAAATAAACGATTTTGTCTTTTCATCAACCGCAATCTTACGAATTGAATTCTTGGTCTTAGGTGTCTGCCACTTACCACGAATATATTGTCTACGAATATGGATGTATTTACCATCAAAATCCTCAAAGGTTAAAGATAAACATTCAGATACACGCATGCCTGTCATATACATCGTCCAAATTGCGTATGCCGTATCTTTCCATGCTCCATCTCTAGATGTTACTGCATATTCAAAAAGTGTCTTAAAATCACTTTTAGGCACGATTTCAAGCTTCTTGGCCTCCGTGGCCACAGGCTTAACCAAAGGTGCCATCTTAAAAAATGGATCATTGATAATACCGTAGTATTTCTTCGCGAATCTAAAGATATTTCTGAGATTCGTTAATAAAGTCTTTTTGGTCGAATACTTATAAGATTTGATCTGTGGCAATTCGAAAAAGTTATCGATATCAAGATATGTAATCTTGGCCATCTTCTTATCGTTAAGCGGAGACAACATATTCAGATACACTCTTTTTGTATCCAGTGTGGATGGCTTCAATGTTCTAGATTTAAATTCATACCATTTTAAAGTAACTTCATAGAAGGTTACGTTCTGGTCTCCAACAACCTTGATCTGCATGAATGCAGATTCAGCCGCCACTGCTTCCTTCCTGGTATTGAACCATTTAGAATGTTTTTGTACACGATCTCCATTAAAATCAGTATAGTAGCAACGGTAACACCATTGTTTCTTTCCATTGTGTAGGCGCTCATAAATAGGCATTTAAATTTCCTCCGTTCTATGCTAAAATGAGCACATAAAAAGTTTGATGTGGTAGTCATCTTTTTATGTGAGAGTATTGGTAGTACTCTTAATCGTCCTGGATGTTGGTAGCATCCAGGTTTTTTTGGTTATTATTTCTTTTTTGTGGAAGCAGAATTGTAGAATTTTTTATCGCAGCTTCTTAAACCATCTATATGTTCGAATAATTCTGGCTTTATAGTTGCACCTAGTGGATCTAATATAAAGTCAATCCCTTCTCGCCTCGCCAACTTTGAAGCCGACACAAAATCACTGTCTCCGGAAATTAAAATTATTTGATCTACCTGTTGTTTATATGAAAGGGAAGCTATGTCTAAACCAATCTTCATATCAACTCCCTTTTGATCGATGTTAAGGATTATGTCAGACTCAGATAAACTTGAAAAGTCTATAGTTCCGTTACATAGTTTTTTAAAAGCCTTTTGAGATAGATTATAGTTTGCCTGCTGAACTGCAAGTTGTCCTAATCGAATAGCAAACTTGCGTTTTTTCTTCAGTTCCTCGAAAAAGGCATTGGTCCATTCATATGTAGGGGACTTGCCTAAATTAACATTTGACTTCGTGAACGGATTATAGATTGTTTTGTCAACTGGTTCACAGTCATAATAGAAGATTCTGTATAATGAATGATTTACTTTGTCTCCATTAATGCGTTCAGTTAAATGCCTTTTGCAATATACGTCTAGTTCATCAGCTCTTTCTTTTGGTGATAGGTCCCCTAAGCAGGCATAAGCCCTCCTTCTATAGAAGCCTCCATCAACGAGAATAGCTGTTTTTATTCCATCATTATGATTCATTCTTTTGTTTCCTTTCTAAATAAAAAGGTCTTAGTCACAACCTAATCCCTTATACTGGGGGTTCCGACTAAGACCGAGTTAACAGATTGCTTAACGTATTCGTTAAGGTACTCATATCTTAGCAAAACCATCATTGGGTGTCAATGATTAATTTGTTAAATTAATCACATATGTTTTTTTATGGTTAAACAAAAAAAGCCCCTCAAAATGAGAGACTTTCTTGCGCGAGTAGGTTCACTTAGAATTCTCTACCGCTATCCTTGTCCTCATTTTACTAAATTATTTTTGTTTGTCAAACAATATGTTGTTTGTCAACTCCTTTCGTCAATCTTGTTTTGGCAGTCGATCGTCCTGGATGTTGATAGCATCCAAAATTTTTTATTTTGCAGCATTTTTCATATGTGCGATGGTAGCAGCATCCAGGATTTTTTATTTTGCTTCGTTTTTCAGTTTTCTCAATATTTCTCCAGCAAACTCAGCACCATCTCGATTGATTGAGATTTTAACTTCTCCATCAACTGTATTCAGTATTAAAGTTCCTGCTGTTAATGTTTTTTTGTAGAATACGTTCCTGATCTGACTCCAATTCCACTCTTTAAACTTATATCCAAACATATTTTTAGAACATTTTATCAGACGCTTTTTAGTTGCTACAAAGCATTTTCCATTTACAGTAATGAATGGAAGATTAAGTCTTTCATCTGAATCCAACATCGCAATAATCTGTTCAAAGCATTTGACTGCATTTTTCTTAGAAATACCACCAATCAACTCATTATTGATTGAATAGTAATAAGCTTCCATTGCAATTTCATGATTAGTCATAATAATTTCCTTTCTTTCTGAATGATTAATTCAGATTTTTATTGATTTTGTAATATAAATATTGTTTTGACAATAAACAAAATGCAATCTATAATTTGATTACAAAGTAGTCCGTGATGGATAAAGCAGGGTTCCCGAATGGGAGTATGGGCATAAGCCTTAGAATTCTCTAGCTCCTGGGATTACTTTTTTTAAACTCTTTTATAGCAATCTCAATATAAATTTGGCGTACTTGCAAAGATTTGATAATATAGATGGGCACGCTTTTTGTTGAAAATATGCAAAATGCGAATTATAATTTGAATACCGGAGGTACTTACTCCTCGACAGGTCAATAGTCGGTGGATGGTTAAGAATACTAAGCGTATGTTAAGTACGTCGCCCCGATTAGATTCCACTCAATGAGTGGGATTTTTTATTTTGCTTCGTTAAAAAGAAAAAGCTATCCGAAATCGAATAGCTTTCCCTTATCCGCGGTACCCACAAATGTGTTACCGAAATAAATACCTGCAGTGCCTGATACAATGTATCATCACTGAAATTCATCTTTATAATAACATGAATTTCTTTAAAATCAAGCGTTTTACAAGGCAATGTTGGTTATAGCTTTTACGATTTCAGTGTCAATTCTGTCCATTGTTTCTTTAGATAACTGTATTTTTCCAATTGGATCTAATGCATTAATCGATTTCTTAATTCTATATTTACTAATTGTTGTTATAGATAAAATCTTTGCATATGAATCTTTGGCTTTTCCGTTGTAGAAATTAGTTATATTTTGGAGCATATTCAAGGCTTTGTTGATAACATCTGCAATTTCATTAGTCGTATAATGAATTATACCATCAGAAGCAGCCTTCTTCGGTTTGATTATCATACAATAATGTTCAATCAAAGAATCGTGAAACGTGACCGATTGCCCTTCATGATATTTAAAAGTTCCGTTTTCATCCATTAATAAATCTTCTATTATTGCAGAAAAAGCTACAAGATCTTGCATACTTTTCAAAACGTCACTAAATACATTTTGAATTAGTTCATTCCCCAGATTGATATTAGATTTATTGGCTTTAGAGGTTAATGGCAGTACGGTTATTTCTCCAGAATTAGGAGAGTCTTTTTTATTTAGTACTACAGCGAAATGATTTCCACTCAGTTCATTCCCTATAGATGTGCCAAAGTTTACCATAACAATGGTTCCACGTTTGTATTTAATGAATCTGTTTTTTCTACTAGGATTATTTTCTCTTTTGAAAGCTGCTGCTTGGAAATGTTGCCAACTATCTAAATTATTGAATTTAGGATTTTTACAATCCTTAATGATATTTTTAAAAGTATCGTTACTAGCATCCAAAGATTTACATTTATTACTTATTTCTTGTTCAGTCATCATACCCCTCCTCCTTTTATTTTTCTATATTCAAAATCTAGATATAATTACTTATTATCCTTTTTAACTCTTTCATATTCCATTTGTGTGACTGTATCCACTGTGTGCTGGCCTTTGTCGTCCAGTGACCTGTAAATTTCTAGGTGTTTGCGTTCGTGATCCGTTAATGAAATATCGGTTGACTCATCACCATATATCATTGCATCTGTAGTAACGCCGAATAGATCAGCTAGTTTCTGTACTATACCCATTGGAGGTGTAGATTTGTTAGCAATCCACATTGATACAGTACTTTCACCACGACCTACTTTTTCTCCTAACTCTTTCATTGTTAAACCATTCATTCGCATGTACTTCTCAACCATGCTAGAAAACTTAATTTCTCTATTCATTTTTTCACCTCTTTCTATTTAATTATAAAATATATTCAATAATATTCAAGAAAATCATAATAAAACTTCAAAAAAATTGAAAATTTATATTGACTTCAAAAATATTGAAGTGTATTATGGATGTGCAAGGAGGTGATATAGATGCAAGAAAGAATCAGTATTGAAGAAGCAATCAGGGAAGCAGGTCTTAAAAAGAAATATGTTGCTAATGAATTAGGTGTTTCGGAGACATATATCAATGAATATTTGAAAAAGCCTGGCTCTATATCGATTAAAAATGCATCAATCATTTGTAAATTGACAAAGAAGAAATTGAATGAAATTGATTTTGGTGAAGACGTTGAAATCAATTGATATTTTTTTAAAATTAAACTTCAAAATAATTGAAGTTTAAAGATGTTTATATGTACTACCAATAACTACCACAGAAAGGAGAATACATCATGGAAAACAAAAACTATTGTGAATCACTTAATCCAATTGAAAGAGAATCATTTCTAGAGAAGCTTAGTGATTGCAATGATATTGAGTATTTAAAACGTGTGATTGAAGTTTGTAGAAGTAAGGCGGTTTATTTGGCGTTAAAAAAAGAAGGTCTTATTTAGTTTACACATTTAATAGATTATCAATAACTACCATAGAAAGGATAAAAAGTATGGCTACCACAAAAACTAAAACTAAAGAAAAAGAACTTGAATTATCTCCATTCGCAAACAACGGACATGCTACAGAGTACACAAAGATGATGCATGTTTATGCGGATTTGGATAAAAGAGAAAAGGCAGTGCGCAGAAAGCAGCGTTTCGCAAACTGGATGTTGTTTGTGAGCGTTGTATTAGTGATTGGATGTGTGATTGGTACTGCGTTCGTTTGTAGAACTATCCAGTCTATTGGAGTCTAGAAAGGAGATTATATGAGGGGTATTAAAGTTGTATCTCGTCAGGAATATGACGAAGAAATTGAAGGTAAGATCCAAAAGTTGACAAAGTATGCATACATCACGCAAAAAGATTTGTCAGAAATCATTGGCTGTAGCAGTGCGACTGTGAAAACCGAGTTGAACAAGTTAGGCGTTGAATCCAATTGTTTCGGATGGCCAACAATCAAGGTAATTAATGTTCTTGGCTTGCAACCTTATTTGGACAACCTGATCAAGCTGCGCAAGTCATGCAGGGCATAAAAAAAGACCACTTCAAAGGAAAGTGGCCAATCAAAAAATAACAACTAAATTATAAATTATTTTCTCGGGTTCTGCAACCTGGGTATCACCACAAATCGACGTGATCCGCACTCGCTTTCTACATAATGTATTTTTTGCTCTAGCACGTCAAAAAAAGTTAATGGATTGTTTCTGTAACTTATCTTCCTTTTTAACAAGATTTACGCGGATTGTGGTATCTAGGTTGCAGGATTCGAGATAGAACTAGCAAGGAGAAAAAATATGAGCACCAGAAAGGAAACATATTATTTAGTCAGTAAAGACTATTCAGAAATAATTAAAACTCTGAGCTCTAATGAGTTGGCTAATTTATTGAATGTTAAAAGGGAGAGCTTAAGCTATAAACTTGTGAAAATCAAGGACTTCAATGGATTTCCAATAGCTCAGGAGTAACGCCTATGGAACAGGGCTATATTAAATTGTTCCGCCAAATTGTGGATTGGGAGTGGTATGACGATATCCCAACATGCAGACTGTTTATTCATCTGCTTTTGAAAGTAAATCACGTTGATCGCAATTGGCAGGGAAAGAAAATAGAAAGAGGTTCGTGTATAACGAGTTTTGCTAGTTTAAACGCTGAAACAAAACTGAGCATTGAGCAAATAAAAAGAGCTCTAAAAAATCTACAAAAAACAGGTGAGATTAAAAAAATCTCAACAAACCAAAACACGCTCATTATCGTTACAAAATACGATGATTATCAGTGTTTTGCCAATGTCGACAACAAGCAAGCAACAAACGAACAACAAGAGGACAACATGCAGAAAACAAACGAGCAACAAACGGACAACAAACGGACAACAACAAACAATAATGTAAAGAATATAAAGAATGATAAGAATAATAATAATTTATATTGTTCTTCTGACGAAGAACTAGAAATGAATCAAATTATTAGAACTATTGTTGAAATCCTGAATATTGAAACGGAGAAAGAATTTTCTCCTGATGCTAAATTAACTAGAAAGTTGATTCAGGATAAATTGAACGCTGGATATAGTTTAGCAGATTTTAAATGTGTCATTGAAAAGAAATGTGATGCATGGAAGTCTGATCCAGTCATGAAATCTTATTTGAAGCCAAGCATTTTGTTTGGAAATAAGTTTGATGAATATCTGAATGAGTGAGGTGTCGTGAATGAATATTGTTAAAGCAATCAAATTAGCTAAAAAAAGAAAAATGGGATTCGTAAGGAAAGGTAGCTATGAGCATAGAACCGGTTGTTATCTTTATCCAACAAACATAACAATTTACAAAATTGCTTTGTACTTACCTGGAAGGGATGAGTATATAAGATTTTGGAATCCAATGACAGATGATCTCATGGCTAAGGATTGGATTCTGGTTAAGCCAACAAAATCGTTTTTTAAGGCTTACAGTTCAGAGGAACTAAAATTGATGGAGCTTGGTGAAATAGTAAAAGAAAAGTAGTTAATAAATAACTACTTAAACAATGGAACAAAATTTAGCAACTCATTAATAGCTTCTAATACTTTAGAAATATTATTTTTGAATTTGTTTTCAAAGTAGATGATTGTATCATCGGTAATTGAAATTCCGTTAGCTTTGTCATCTCCGCTATAACAGTCAATATAACCTTTACGTTTTAATGTCCAGCATAGTGTAGAAACATAGTCATTTGATCTATCAATGAAGTATTTATAGTTGATTTCATCAGAATCTCCAAAACGATTTGCTTTCTCAGGGCCGACTTTTTTTGAGAGTTCTAGATAATCTCTATACATCGCTGTTAATAAAAGCTTTTGTTCATTAGTCAAGTCATCCATTTTATCACCTCCTCAAAAATATATTATATCGAAAGGAAAAAGGAAAATGAAATTTAATATAGAAACAAAGACATTGCTAAATGCAGTGAACAATGTGTCGAAGGTAATTGACAAACTATCACCTTTACCTGCGTTGTCAAATTTAAAGATTTGTGTAGAAGAAAAGTCAATTGTAATTACTGGATCCAATGGAACTGCTTCAATGCAGCAGACATTGGAAATGGAAACAGGTGTTGAAGAAAGTGGCCAAGTTTTAGTGGATGCTAAATACTTTAGTGAAATCATTCGAAAAGTATCTGGTCAATCAATTGATGTTGATTGCACGGATAATTTAATGCATATCAAGTGTAGTAAAGCTAGATTCAAGCTTACTTGCACAGATGTATCTGAGTATCCAGGGATTGATTTAGAGACACCTGTAAATAGACTGAACTGTCCAATAGAAACGCTGCGTATTGCTTTTGAAAAAGCTCTTGTATGTGTTGCAAGCAATGGAAAAGAAGCTCAGCGACGTCCAGTATTAACAGGAGTTAATTTAAGTGTGGATGACGGTCAGGTTACAATTGTTGGTTCTGATTCGTATCGAATGAATCGATATGCATTTATTGATATGGATTGCAAGGATACCAGTATTACAATCCCTAGACAGGCTTGTGTGGAATTTTTGAAAACATTCAATGATGAGGTTTCTGTTTTCTACGATGAAAACAAAATTCAATTTAAAACCGACAATAGAATGTATCAGTCACAGCTTTTAAACGGAACATACCCAGATGTTTCTAGAATCATTCCAAAATCTTGTTCGTATTGTGTCGAAATGGATAAGGATGAATTATTAGAAGCAATCAAACGTTGTGATTTTGTGAAATCTGATGGAAAACAAATTGTGCATTTGTCGTTTGGTACAGAAGAATCTCATGTTGATTCAAAATCTGAGATGATTGGAGAAACATATGAAGAGCTTGAAACAGTTGAATTGATGTCGGATCCAATCGAATTCAATTTAAACGGAAAGTATTTAAGAGATGCACTTGATGTCATTAATTCTGAAAAAGTACAGATTACGACTCCAGGAATTGGAAAGCCATTGATTGTTCGTGGTTCGTGTGACGTTTTAAAGTTGATGAGTGTGCTTGTGCCTGTAAAGACATACTAGGAGGTTTGTATGTCTAAGTTTGAAGAGGAATATAAGGCAATCAAGCAGAATCAAGGCTTGAAAATAATCTGCGAATATTTGATGTCACGTAATGACATGGTTTCGAAGTTGGATAATCCTAAGAAGTCTATCGACGGAATGTGGAATTACATTGTTTCTGAAGCTAAAAAGAAGGCAGTGAAAAACTGTGCAATTATCAGTGATGAAGAAGTGTTCGGCTTGGCCGTTCATTACTACGATGAAGAAGATGTTGGCGGTGATGAAGAACAGCCTTCACGTTTAAATCTTGAATCTGCAAAGGCAATCGTTAAAAAGAGTGTTGATCAAAAGAAAAAGCCTAAGAAAGAAGAATCGGAATGGAAGCAGGAAAGTCTATTTTAGAGAGATTGCAGACAAGGAAGCTCACATGGCCAAAAGGCATTGAGGAGTTTATTTTTTCAAAAATGAGTTTATGGCTCGCAAAAGAGGCTTATAGCCGAACTTATTTTGTCGAAACACTAGAAATATATTACGGAAAGCTATTAAAACGAATATTTGGATTTCAATTGTTCAAGAATCCGAATCATACAGTAGAACTGAAAATCCAGGAAGTAGCTCGATACATAGAAGGCGAAAAGAAGTTTCTGGTTGGCAACCTGTATTGTGGAATGTTTGGTAAAAGGGTTGATTTCGATTATCCTTTGAAGTTTTGGATCAGTGACAGTAAATTGAATTTCTATCCGTTGAGGATGTACTCAGTTGAAGACTGGATCATGTTATTGAACATTCCGTATTGCCAGTATCAGTCAGAATTAAATCAATCAGGATTAGATTTTTTTGAATACGTGTGTGCTTATCGCAAAGAGCCTAAAATCGAATATCTTGTGAAGGCAGATTTGAGTCAGTTCATTTCAAGTCTTCGGGTTCTTGATCTAAGTCAAAAGAGTTTGGATAAGATATTCAAGGTTGATCGTAAGTTTGTTCCGCTTCTTCCACAGATGGATTATACGCATCTTATGTTATGCAGGAAATATTCATGGGCAAACGAAAAAGAGTTGTTGAAAATCAGAAAGTTGAACTTCAAGCATATACGTAAGTATATGTGTCCACGAGTATTTGAATATGCATCGAAGATAGATGATTGGAACATAAATATTTATGAAGATTATTTAAAGTTTGCGGAAACGATTGGAGCGGATATGAAGTCTTATAAAGTTCTAACACCATCGAATTTAGTAGAAGCACATAGTGCAGCATATAAGGCTATGCGTGCTACAGAAGATGCCAGGTTTGAACAGGGGATTCTTGAGAATTACGAAAAACATATTGAGTTGAGTTATTCAAATGGAAAGTATTTGATTCGTCCTGCTAAGAGTAATGCTGAATTGAAGAAGGAATCTGAAGTATTGAACCATTGTGTTAGAACCTATGCAGACGATGTGTCCAAAGGACATACGGAAATCATGTTTGTTCGTTTAAGTGATAAGCCGGATGTTCCTTTGTATACGTTGGAACTCAAACATAAGGTTATTCGGCAATTTAGAGCAAATCATAATGCAGTCCCTCCAGATGATGCATTTAGCTTTGTCAGGGAATGGGCGGATAAATTTAAGATAAATAAGGAGTTGATATCGTGATTTTAAGAGATTTAAAGAACACAACATTTAGGCCCGTGGAAATCAGTGTTGTGAAAGATTATCAGGAAATTATGTTTTCAGTGAATGGAATTCATAGATTTCCATGTTTAAGCAAAGCCAAGAATTACTTTGGCAAAAGACAAATTGTTGAGATTGTAGACGATGAGTCTTCAAGAACTACCAGGATATTTCTTCAAGGCTAAGCCATGAATAAAGAGTTTCTAGTTAGCAAAGTTGATGAGTTCATCGCGTTTGAAGCCGAGAATGAAAAGTCAAAAAATTCTTTGGTTCATTATCGACAGGTCGTTGAACTGTTTGTAAATTCTTTTGAGGTCGATGATATCTGCAAGCTTGATATTATCGACTTTAAAAAGAATCTAGAAGAAGAGTATGCTCCGGCCACAGTAAAGAACTATATCACTATCGCAAATAGGTTTATAAAGTATTGCGAATTGGTCGAAAAGGATTTGGATCCAGACGAATTGTTGCGCACTCATCATTCTAAAATGACATTAAAAAACATAAAGATTCAACAAGCTGCATCATTGGATGATGTGATTGAACCATCTGATTTTAAGCGAATGTGTAGAATGGCCAAACAATGTAATCGAATGGACATTTATCTGATCATGAAGATATTCGCATACACAGGCATACGTGTGAGCGAATTAAGTTATTTTACTGTTGAGAATGTAAAAGCAAATTACATTACAGTCAAAAACAAAGGTAAGATTCGTGATGTGATTCTGAGAAATGACTTAAAGCGAGAGATATTGAAGTATTGTAGAGCGGAAAAGATAAAGTCAGGAAAAATCTTTTTTTTAACCTATAAACAGATTTACTACCAGTTGAAGAAGATTGCAGGAAAATGTAGAGGCATAAGCCTGGATAAAATCCATCCTCATGCGTTCAGACATATGTTCGCGATTAACTATTTGGATGCCGGTGGACAGGTAACGGATCTTATGGATATTCTTGGCCATAATTCTATACAGACAACGTCTTTGTATACTAGAACGACAAACAAAGCTAAGAAGAACATGTTGGAAAGCATGAAATATAAATAGGAGGACAAAGTAATGTCTAAAGAAGATAAATATTGGGAATATGACGAAATAGAAGAGAATTATAAGCTTCATTTTACAAGATTTTATGAAGATGAAATTATCGCAACTGTATTTGAAGATGAAGAGTTTTCTCAATTCTATGTGGATTATGAACTTGAAAATGTATCAAAAGTTGAAGGTGAGCCTTATGTTTTAGATGCAGAAACGATCGAAGAGGCTAAATTGGAAGCAGAAGAAAAAATTCTTGAGCTTGTACAAGAACAAGTCGAATATTTGCAAAGTTGGATTCATAAGTTTAAATCTACAGATGATGATGAGGGCCTTGAATAATTGACAATTGAGGGAGGTATAGAGATGGATAGAATTGATTTTAAGCTAATTCAGGAGATGGCAGATGTTCAAGAATATCTTGATGACATTATGTACAAAGAACACGGAAAAGATGTCCCTGGTAGAATAAGGAACAATGAATTTATACTAATTAAAATCGGCGAATTATTTTCGACAATGTGTAGATGTCCATACCAAGAATTGGATGATCATCATGAAGATTGGATGGGTTTTGGAAAACTTGTTGAATTGTGGAGACTTGTTTTGAGAACTACGAGACTAAGAAAAACGTACAATGTACAAAAATGGATAATGGGGAATTATTCAACAATGGACTGGGTTAACAACTCTAATGATGTGGAATTATATAAAAAAGCAACATATATAGTAAATTTCGATGCTAGAGCCAAAATGAGATACTTAATTCAGCTAACAGAGGAATTGGGGTATTCAATAAAAAATATTCATAAGAGATTTATGGAAAGCGAAGATATTAAACGGCTTGAATTAGATGCTGAAAAAATAGCAAAAGTATGTTTAGAAAAAAAGGAAAGTGCCAATGAATAAATATCAATATGCATTGCATAATTTGAATTCGTTTTATTTGTTTGATTTTATACATCCAGGAGACGACAAACAAAGTGAAGCATTAATCGCAAATGATAATTACAAAAAGCAATTGGATACATTGAAAGAGCTTGTAGACCAATATACAGAAGAAGAAAAGCTAGTTGAAATCAAAGCTCCTGCAATTAGATTTGTTCCGTTAAAAAAAGGAATAACAGAAGATGAATTGAATGACTACATAGCAGAAAGTTCGGATTCATGCTTCCTTGTTTATCTAAGATATAGATATAACACTGATGTATTTAAGCAAGAATGGCAATATTCCATAGAAGCTGCATCATGGGGATGCGAATGTGATGGAAGAGTTTGTTGGCTAGATGATTGGTGGGAAGGCCAACAAGATGTTTATTTAGCAATAAGTAAATTAGGAGAATAAAAATGCAAATTGTAGTAAGAACATATCCTGACAACTATGAAGCTCTTAGTAAAGCGCTTGAGGCAGGATACGAAGTTAAATTCGCAACTCAAATTGGCAATATGATCGAATACATCTTAGTGGAAAAAGTCAGACTAGCATTTTGATAATCAATAAAAAATAAGAAGTCTCAAAAATGATTGTTTTTGATTTATAGATACTGATGATTTACGTGAGAGTTTAGGAGAAAAAATGACAAAAGAAGAATTAGAAGACATGAAACAGAAATACGGATTCACTCTACATCCAAGAGTATTTAACGGAAAGCCAATCAAGTACGTATCAAAAGAAGAGTATGAAGAAAAGATCAACAAGGTATGGAATCAAATATTTGAGGATGATTCAAAAAAAGAAATAGAAGAAATCGAAAAGAAACTGAGAAAAAAGCAGGATGCAAGTTTGAGAAAGTTGAAAAAAATGGTGCAAGCCAAAAAAGAAGTTGATGAATTTGTTAAAAAGCTAAGGGAGAAAGAAAATGATTAGTAATGTAGTTTCAGATGAATTATTTCAAGGAAATTTAGTGACAAGTTATGAGGATATAATCGCAATCAGTATTGCTAAACAATATGCGATTAACAGCTTAGATAAGTCTGATAAAGACTATGAAAAGTATGTATCTGAATTAGAAGTTTATGTTGTTTGGAAATGCAAAGCATTGCAGAATTGGAAGTATCTTATTAGCACCAGTCTTCCTGATGGTATGTATTACGAACTGACATACAATGGATCCAAAGGCGAATGGTATTTTGATGCGTATAAGAAAATAGTCAATGAATGTATTTGTCAAAATAGAGCTATTGAAATGCTAAAGGGAACGATGGCTGGTGTCAATGAATGGAAACCAAAGTAAAACTATTAAGCTTAACTGATGGATATGAGCATAAATTGGTAAGCAGTACAGGAAAGCTTAAAAAAGAATATGTTGGTCAGATTGGTAAAGTAATCCATACGTGCGTTATAAGTAAAGGCAACTATGTAAAACCTACACTTTACGATGTTCAATTTGATGATGGAGCTATATTTTGTCTAGATGAGGATCAAATAAGATTTGTGGCACTTGGTGCTCTAGAACCTGAACCATCAATATCGCTTAAAGAATCAATGCGTGAATTAAATCGAAGGTTTACAGATGTTGAATCAGTGTTTTCTTCACTAAGTTATCTAATAGAAAGTGGATTGTATTACGGACAAAATAAGCATTAAAAAACACAAAAAGTTTTTAGTTCAAAAAAATGTACAGAGAGCCTTTAAACTAGGGCTCTCAGTGCAGAATTGATTTTGGAAAATAATTTAAGGTTATTTGACAAAGAAAAAAGGAGGAGAAAGAGTGATAAACAGAGTTATTTTAGTAGGAAGATTGACCAAGAATCCTGAGATTAGAAAGACACCAAACGGTGCAAGCATTTGTAAGTTTACTTTGGCCGTTAGTAGAAAAGTGAAAGCACAAGGACAACCGGATGCAGATTTCATTAGTTGTGTTGCCTGGAACAAAACAGCAGATTTAATGTACCAGTATTTGAAGAAAGGTTCTTTGATTGGAATCGACGGAAGATTGCAGACAGGAAAATTCACAAATAACAATGGTGAAACAATCTACACGTGCGATGTGATGGTTGAAAGTTTGCAGTTCTTAGATAAGAAAGAAGAAACACAAAATAATGATGTGAATCAGGAAAGAGAAATGTCATACAGTGAAGGAGGATATCCACAATGGTAAAAGAAAAAGACGCAGTCAATCATCCAGAACATTATGAGAGTGGATCATATGAATGCATCGATGAAATGGTTGCAGTATTTGGAATGTCAGTAGTCGCAAATTTTTGTTTGTGCAATGTTTGGAAATACAGATATAGAGCATTGAATAAAAATGGGAAAGAGGACATGGAAAAATCTGATTGGTATATGTGTAAATACATGGAGCTTAAAAAAGCGATGAGTGCAGCATATGAAGATTAATTGGAGATTAGTATTTATTCTGTTTGGGGTTTTATACATATGGATGTTTACGGCCATTGTAGGCGGAACCGTATGGATTATCTCAAGTATTGTTAAATTTGTTTGTTTTTTGTTTTCGTTGTATTAAGGGGAAAAGAATGGAAAAAGTTGTATTACACAATCAAACTGCAGAGAATGCATTTGATTGTTTAACTGAATTAATTAAGATCATGACATATGATGTTGAAAATGGTGGAATGCGTGAAGCAGGATTAAAACAGCTTGAATATATCAGACAAGAATATTCAAAGTTGGAAAGAGAAAACTGTGGTTTAAATCAAACAGTCTTTAATTTGAGAAAGCGTGTAGAAAGTAAATATTCGTCTGGAACACAATGGACACGTTGCTCGGGTATTGAAAAGGTTTCGCATGATTGAGGTTTCAAAAACAGTTGCACAATTTATTGGTGATTTTAAATCATTGGACTATTGTTGTCATAGAATTATTGAATTGAATGAAGAGTTGGAAGAGTTGAATCATAAAATGTTAGGTTTATCACATTCAGTTGAAGAACTGTCTAAAGAACAAATGAAATCCAGTTTGCCAATGCCGACATATCAAAGAACATTTACTTCTAAGCTTGCATTGTTAGAAACGATTGAAGAGCGTGAGCGTGAAATTGCTTATTATCAAAAGAGAATCAACGAATGCAAAGCGTTTGAACTACTTGGCTACACAGATATGAATATCATGTATGATTTATATTTTTTCCGTATGTCACAATATGATGTAGCAGACAAATATGGATTCAGTCGCAGCGGTTTGATGAAGCACATTCGCGCAGTTATCAAGAGCATTATTTAAAAGAGTCTACATTGTCTACCGTTTTTCCGTGATATATTAGTACCGTAAAAAATTCGACAAGCCAAGCGTTGAATCTTTTACACATGAAAGCACGCACATGTGCTTTTTTTATTTGGTGTAGGCAGTTTCCTTGCTAGACTGTCTTCACGAGGTAAAAAGCATGGATTACAAGACTAAGAGATGGAAAAAGAAAAGAGAATCAATTCTTAGAAAAGATGGATATCTTTGTCAGATCTCAAAGCGATATGGCAGAAGAGTAGAAGCAGAAGTTGTGCATCATATCTATCCAGCAGATGAATATCCGGAATATCGGTTCTGCGACTGGAATCTAATTAGTGTAAGCGTAGGCGAGCACAATAAGTTGGAGAACAGAAGTACTGGTGCATTGACTGAGCTTGGTGAAGAATTGAAAAGACATACGATTCCAGGAGTTGATTGGAGAAAGAAGAAAAAAGATTATGCAATCTAATGATGAACTATGTAGGCTGATACGAATCTATTTGCTCTATTTGATTGGAGCTTATGATAAACGTGATGTGGCCAAAGAGTTGGGTGTGGATTTGGATGAGATAGCCTCAAAAAGATTGCTCTGAAAGAGATCCCCCCACCTAAATTTTTTTGACATGAAAATTGGTTCCCTGGGGGAGTATCCATCTTTCCAACTCTGAGCAATTTTTGAAAAAAGGGGGTGATGGCCAAAATGAACAGAGCAACTGTCAGCAGAAAAACGAATCGAATTTTTAAAGAAACAGTTTTATATATGCAAGAAATCGGAACTTACAAGAAAGAGTTCGATGTAACAATTCATAGGTATGCGGAGATGCGATTTCAGTACGATTTGTTGTATCAAAAGTGGTTCGAAGAGGGGTGTAAAGTGACAGAGACTTTTAAAAATAAATCCGGAAATGAGAATATTCGTAAGACTGCAGAATATTTGGCCATCGAAGCTCTTCAAAAGAATCTTCTTACAATCGAAACAACTTTAGGATTAACTCCAAAAGGATTAAAAGCGATTAAATCAAACGGACTTGAATCCGCAAAACAAAGTAGATTGGCGCAGGTGTTAAGTAGTGTATAATGGAAAGTATTTTTCAGAAGTACAAAAATATTGTGAAGATTGTAAGAGTGGAAAAATCAAAGCCAATATTTATCGTATAAAAGCAATTGATAGATTTTATAGAGATTTGGAAGATGAAAGATATGAATTCAATCCAAAGGATGCAGACTTTATTATTTCGATTATTCAAAAAACAATTTGCCACATGCAAGGCGAAACACAAGACGGAGAACCTTTACGAGGTACTCCTTTTATTTTGATGCCTTTTCATAAATTTATTATCTACAACCTGTTTGGAATCTATCGAAAAGGAACAAAGATAAAGAAATATCATGAGGCTTTAATATTTATTCCTAGAAAAAATGTTAAAACATCATTTTCTGCAGCATTAGCGTATGCGGTTGGATTACTTTATCGAAAGTCCGGATCCAAGATTTATGTTGTGGCTGCAGCTTTAAAGCAGACGTTGGAAACATTCAATTTTCTTAAATACAACGTAAGAAACATGGGTGAATCCGATGAGGATGGTGGGTTGTTCCATATTATCGACAACAACAACGAACATTCTATAAAAGCAGAAATGTCTGACGGAATGTTTGAATTAAATGCGTTGGCCACAAATCCAGATGCGCAAGATTCATTTAACTGTAACTTTGCGATTGCAGATGAGGTCCATGCGTTTAAAAAACCGAAACAATACAATTTGTTTAAAGAAGCCATGAAGGCTTACGCGAACAAATTAATGATTGGTATTTCAACTGCAGGAGATGATCCAAACAGTTTTTTAGCACAAAGAGTTCGATATTGTAAAAAGATTCTAGATGGCGAAGTAGACGATGAGCAATACTTCGTTTTTATTTGCGAAGCCGATCTAACTGAAAATGAAGAAGGCGCAAAGTTTTTGGATTACATGAATCCAGATGTTCAGGCAATGGCCAATCCTGGTATTGGTCAATCGGTTCGTGCAGAAGACTTAATGAATGATGCGTTCCAGGCGCAGAACGACCCTCAACAAAGAAAAGATTTTTTTGCAAAATCATTGAATGTTTTTACAAATCAAATTGATACATATTTTGATATGAATGTCGTGAAGACATCCGATGCCAAGTATAATTGGACGATTGATGAGTTGGCCAAACTTCCTATCAAGTGGTATGGCGGTGCAGATTTATCCAAACTGCACGATTTAACCGGAGTTTGTATTTATGGCCGATATAAAGGAGTGGATATTTGCATCAGTCATGCGTTTATTCCACGAAGTACGGCATATCAGAAATCGGATGAAGATAATATTCCGGTATTCTGGTGGGAAGAAGAAGGATGGCTAACATGTTGTAACTCGAATGTTATTGAATATGAAGATGTAATTCAATGGTTCATAAAAGTTCGAGACAGAGGTTTTAGAATTCGATGGATTGGATACGACAGAAGGTATTCGCGTGAATTCATTTTAAAAATGAAAAAAGCCGGTTTTAAAATTCGTGATCAGAAACAGTTGTACGTTGAAAAGACGGAAGCTTTTCGTGAAATCGAGAAGAAGTTCAACCTTCAAGAATTTTATTACGTGCATAATCTTGCGTATGAGTATTGTGTTGGAAATGTCAAAGCTACAGAAGATAGCGATGATTTTGTTCGATTCCAAAAAGTAATGCCAAACCAACGTATAGATTTATTTGATTGTTCGGTTATTGCTTGTAAGCAATTGTTGATTGCAGAAGAAAAGAATTCGTCTGCTTCGATGTTCTTAGATTAGGAGGCTTATTTTGTCAAGGAGAAACAAGAAGAAAAACATTAGACCGGATCCACAGAAAAGGTCGAATTATGCTGCGGTAATGCCAGTAAATTGGGAATCTTTATTGTCAGCCGGTTATACACCGCTATCACAGAATCCTGAAATTATTAGTGCAGTTAATAAGATTGCCAATCTAATTGGAAGTATGACAATCCATTTAATGGAGAATTCTAAGAATGGTGATCAAAGAATTAGTAATGCACTATCAAATTTAGTGGATATTCATCCAAACAAATACATGACAAGAATGACATGGATGTCTTCTATTGTTCGTTCGTTGTTATTGGAAGGTGATGGGAACTGTGTTCTGTATCCAAGAACCGTATCCGGATTGATTGAAGGTATTTATCCATTGAATCCTGGAAGTGTTTCGTTTGTTCCAAATGGCGATTTTGGATATTCCATTCTTTATAACGGAAAGGAATATTTTCCGGAAGATTTAATTCATATCGTAATTAATCCGGATCCAAACTATCCGTGGAAAGGTGTGGGATATCGTAAATCTTTGCGAAGTGTGGCCGAAACTTTGGATCAAGCGAACGTCACTAAGAAAGGCTTCATGGAATCGAAATGGCAACCATCATTGATTGTTAAAGTTGATGGAATGGTTGATGAGTTTTCTAACTCAGATGGAAGACAAAAACTGTTGGATAAATATATTAAATCGAATCAGGCAGGAGAACCTTGGCTGATTCCTGCAGATGGTTTTGATGTGGTTACAGTAAAGCCGTTATCACTGAATGATTTGGCCATCAAAGATTCGGTAGAAATGGACAAAAAGACAGTAGCTTCCATTTTAGATGTTCCAGCATTCGTACTAGGTGCCGGAGAATTTAACAAAGAGGAATGGAACAACTGGATCAATACAAGAATTAAAGGAATTTGTGAGTGCATCCAACAGGCACTTACACGAAGTTTACTTACCAAACCTGAATGGTATTTTAGGTTCAATTATAGGTCGCTTTATGCCTATGACATACAAACGCTCTCGACGGTGGGATGTGATTTGTACACGCGAGGGATCGTGACAGGCAATGAAGTCAGAGATTCACTAGGATATTCTCCGATGGATGGATTAGATGAATTGATCATACTTGAAAACTATATTCCACAAGGTATGATAGGAGACCAGAAAAAATTGGAAAAAGGTGGTGAGAATAATGGATAAAAAATATCAGATGAGAAGTTCTTTATCTAAATTCAAAACTAGAGATGCAGATGGGAAAAAGTATATCAATGGGTACTTTGCAGTATTCAATTCCAATTATCAGTTATGGGATGGAGCTACTGAAAGTGTAGATCCACATGCTTTTGATGGAGCATTGGATAATGATATCCGTTGTTTGATTGACCATGATACACGTTTGGTTTTAGGACGCACCAAATCAGGAACATTGACTTTAAAAGTTGATGACAAAGGTCTATGGGGCGAAGTTGAAATCAATGAATCAGACCAGGACGCGATGAATCTATATGCTCGTGTGCAACGTGGCGATGTGGATCAATGTAGTTTTGGCTTTGAGATTACTTCAGAAGAATATTCGGAAAGCGGAGATGGAGTTCATTGGACAATTAAATCCGTGAATCTGTATGAAGTATCTGTAGTTACTTTTCCTGCATACGAAGATACACAGGTATCCGCGCGTAAAAAGGAGTTTAACACAATTCGTTCTAGAAAATTAGAACAAAGAAAAAAAGAAATGCTGAAGAGATTGAAGGGAGAATAAGCATGTTAAAAGTTTTAATGTTGCGTAAAAAATTAGATACGCAGAAAAAGAATCTTGAGAAATTAAGAAAAAAAGAATCTGACTTTGAAAAACGTACAAAAGAACTAGAAGTTGCGATTTCTGAATTGCGTGATGATTCAACAGAAGAAGAACAACAAGCTGTTGAAGACGAAGTCGCAAAATTAGAAGAAGAAAAACAAGAGTACGAAGATGAAAAGAAAGAGTTGGAAGAGACAATTGCTGAAACCGAAAAAGAGATTGAAGAAGCAGAGTCTCAACAGCCAACGGATGAACCTAAACAAGAAGAAAATAGAGGAGGACAACAGAAAATGACTGTAAGAAAAAAATTCTTCAATATGTCAATCGAAGAACGTGATCGCTTCTTCAAAGATGAGAATGTAGAGAAATTCTTATCAAACGTAAGAACATGCATTAAAGAGCATCGTGCAATTGAAAATATTGGATTAACGATTCCACAAATCATGTTGCCATTGATTCGTCAAATGGTCGAAGAAAATTCTAAATTGATTTCAAAAGTTAATTTACGTAGTGTAAGTGGAACATCACGTCAAAATATTATGGGAGACATTCCAGAAGGTATTTGGACTGAAATGTGTGGATCATTGAATGAATTAGATTTGAAATTCAACAACATTGAGATGGATGGATACGCAGTAGCAGGATTCTTTGTTGTATGCAATGCAGTCTTAGAAGATAGTGATGAGGATTTAGCTACAGAAATCATTTACGCAATCGGTAAGGCAATGGGTAAAGCGTTGGATAAAGCAGTTGTATTCGGTCATGGAGTTAAGATGCCACTTGGTATTGTTACTCGATTAGCCCAGGAAACACGTCCAAATGATTATTCTTCAACGGCTAGAGAATGGAAAGATTTACACACAACAAATATTTTAAAGGGAGGTGCTAACCTTACCGGAAAAGAATTGTTTAAAGATATCATTAAAAAATCTACTTGTGTAATTAACAACTATTCTTCTGCTGGATTGACATGGGTAATGAATGAAAAGACGCATAAATTATTGATGGCAGAATCATTGGATGCAGATATGAATGGTGCTATTGTTGCAGGAATGCAGAATACAATGCCTATCGTTGGTGGTGAAATTGTTGAGCTTAACTTTATTGCTGACAACAATATCATTTTCGGACACTTTGATTTATACACTTTAGGTGAACGTGCGGGCGCTAAGATTGATCAGTCAGGAGATGTTAGATTCTTCGATAATCAGACAGTGTTCCGTGGAGTAGCTCGCTATGATGGAAAACCTGTAATTGATGAAGGATTCGGTGTAATGACAATCGATGGTAAAGCACCAGTAACATCAGCAACATTCCGTGCAGATGATGCGAATGATGCAACTTTAACATCATTGACTCTTGGTTCAGAAACATTAGCCTTTAATTCTAACACTTACGAATATGAAGTAAGCGCAACTGCAGCAAATGCCGTTGTAAATGCAGTTCCAACTCAGGATGGAGCATCAGTGACTATTATGTACGGCGGAAAGAAATACAATAATGGCCAGGAATTAACGTTAGAAGGTTCTAAGAACTTAGTTGTTACTGTTAAGAATGGCATGTCAAAGCTTGTATATACTGTAAAAGTCACAAAAGGGTAATAAACAATGGATTTTGGAGAAGATACTGAACTAACTGTCCTAAAGCAGAATCTCCAAATGCCTCCAACAAATGCCAACGATGAATATTTAAAAGTGTTGTTGAAGCAAGCTGTTTCACTTATGGCAAGAGAAGGAATCGTCGATGATGATTCCTTTGATTATTATATGGCGAAGATTGACTACGCAGCATTCTTATTCAGAAAAAGAGCTAGTAAAGACAACACACTAGCTATGCCTAGATCTCTTAGATATGAATTGAACAATATCCTGTGGTCACAAAAAGGAAGATAATGACATTTGATGATGGAATTCTGAAGATTTATGAGCGTGTACTAGTGCAGGATAAAGGTTTTATGCCTGTATCTAAATTGCGCCTTAAATCTTCTTATTATTTTTCTTATGAAGTAATTGGTGTTACAAAGTTTTATGAAGCTAAAAAGGCACAGGATAAACTGGATGAATCTGTATCTATTTACAGAGATCGTTCAATTACATATAACGATGTTGTTGTTTTGGAAGATGGTACACAGTATCAGATTTCACAGATTCAACATACATTTGATGATAATGGTATACAAATTACTAAGCTTACATTGATGCATTTAAATGAAAAGTTTGAATTCGAAGCTTAAAGAGTTTGCAGAATTACTGCGGTATACAAGCACTAATGAAATTTACCATTATGATGCAACAGGAGATAAAGGCGATAGATATATAGTTTGGCAGGAAGAAGGAGAATCTGATTCTTTATTTTTGGACAATCAGCATGATGAAATCGTTATAAAAGGTTCGTTGGATATTTATACAAAAGTCGAGTTCGATGATTTAGTGGATGAAATTATTGATTTGTTTAACGCCAACGGAGTTCCATTCAATATAATTAATATTGAATATGAAACAAATTCGAGTTACATTCATTATTCATTCGATTGGGAGTATTAATGGCCAAAATTGAATTTAACGATTTCGATGAATATCTTGATAAACTGCAGAAACTTGAAAAAGATGATGTAGTTCCAATCATGAAGATGTCATTGTATGAAGGTGCTGGAGTGGTTGTAGATGGGATTCGAAGTGAGATACAATCGTTGAATACATCCAATCATGCAAGCCAAGGGCCTATGGACTATGAGAAAAAAGCTCTTGAGAAAGGTCTTGGTATTTCAGATATGGAAAGCAAGGGCGACGATATCAACGTCAAAGTTGGTTTCGCCGGATATTCAAGCCATAAAACGAAGAAGTATTCAAGAGGTGTTCCAATACCATTGATTGCTAGATCAATCTTGAGAGGAACGTCTTTTCGTCCTAAAAATGATTTTGTAGGTCGTGCAGTCCGGAAAAATAGAAAAAAGAGTGTTGAAACAATGGACAGTAAAATGAATGAATTATTCAAAAAGGAGATGAACAAATAATGGCAAAAAAAGGTTTATCAAAATTAATTATTGCGAAATATAGTCATTCAGACGGTACTACTACTTATTCAGAAGGTAACATCCCTGAAAAGATGAGTGAGTATAGTCTTGATATTACGACTACTGACAATAATAATTTATATTTAGACAATGAAATTGCAGAATCGGAAGGTGGAGAGTTCAAAGAAGGAACTTTGACCATTACCACTGGTGAATTGATGCCTGCTACATCTAAACTTTTATTGAGCATTAAAGAAAATAAAATTACAGTTGGTGGGGAATCTGTGAATGAATATGTATTTGATGATAATACGAAGTCAATTGAAGTTGGATGTGGGCTTATTGAACTGCATCAAAATAACAATGAAGAATTCTATCGTGCAATTTGGTTTAATCGTGTTAAATTTAATATTCCAGGTGGTTCTGCGAAGACTAAAGAAGATACAGTCGATTGGCAGTTGCCTGAAATCACAGGATCCGTAATGCGTGATGCAGCAGGTGATCATGCATGGCAATGCTACGCAGATTTGCCTGATGAAGCAAAAGCCGTTGCGTACTTGAAACAAAAGGCAAATATCGTTGCATAAGGTGACTTATGGAAATGAATATTCAATTTATAGACATTGGAGAATATAGATATCCAATGTCTTTTTCTTTAGCTTGTGTTTCTCAAATGGGAAACTTTGCGCAAGCTGCTAAAAAGATTGAAGAAGGTCAGGATGTAGCGGAAGCTGCAAACATGATGATTAGCATGCTTTATCTAATGATTGATTCAGGATGTGCATTTATGAATATCATGTGACAAAAGTATGATAGAGCACCAATTGGCGAAGATGGATTATTGGAGCCAATTCCAAAAGATACAATTGGGTACTTGATTCCTTCTGATCCAGAAGAATTGAAGGCAATTGTTGCAAAAATCAAGAAATGTATTTCCAAATCAAAAGAAAGAAAAATCCAGGCTAAGCCTTTAAAATCTTCAAAAAAAAAGAAGAAAAAAAGCTTCAAGGTGATTCAAGCAAATACTTAATGGTAAAAGCCTATAAGATTGGTATTCCATCCAACGAGTTTCTAGTGATGCCGTTAGGCTATTTAGCGGATCTAACGGATGCTTCGGTCATTCTAGATGGATATGCCGACGAATATATAGAGCCAGAATATATTAATGTGGATTTGAGGTGATGATATGGCTGGATATGATATTGGACCAAAGATTTCGATTAAAGGTGAATCCGAATTTAATCAATCCATTTCTAAAATCAATCAGAACTTAAAAGAGTATGGGTCTGAATTAAAAGCTGTATCAAGTGAATTTGATGCTCAAGCGGATAGTATGGAGTCATTGACTGCAAAGAATAAAGTTTTGAAGAAACAATATGATGAGCAGTCAGATAAAATGAAACTCTTATCGGATCAGATAAAAAAACAAACGGATTATCTTGAGGCACAAGCCAAAGAAATCCAACAATTGACGAATGAATATGGTGAGAATTCAAGCCAGGTTCAGAAAGCGGAAAAGGCTTACGCGAATACGGAATCAACGATTTCTAAATTGAAGACTGCATTTAATGAGACAACTGCTTATGCCAATAAATTATCGTCTGAAATTTCAGACAATGATTCTAAATTGGATGATTTGGCAAAAAGTGCTAGTGATGCATCGGCTCAAGTCGAAAAAGTAGGAGATAGTTCAGAACAAACTGGTGAAAAGTTAAAAAAGACTAAGACAGATGTTCAACAACTTAAAGATAGCTTTAACATGCAAGAGGCTGCTCAGCAAGTATCTGATTTTGCATCTGGAATGGTTGAAAATATCAAAGGAGCAGTAGAAGAATCTAAAGAGTATTTAAAAATCATGGGTTCTTTAGAAGTTTCTTCTTCTCATTTAAATTACACTACGGGTGAGACTAAGCAAACCTATAAGCAGCTTATTGGAGTGTTAGGTGATACTCAATCTGCAGCTACAACTACAGCTAACTTGCAGGCAATTGGTTTGGAACAAAGTCAGTTAACGCAAATCACTAAGGGTGCAATTGGTGCCTGGGCACGGTATGGAGATTCGATTCCAATTGATGGTTTGGCTGAGTCAATCAATGAGACAATCAAGACAGGTAAAGTTACTGGTAACTTTGCCGATATGTTGAATTGGGCAGGAACTTCTGAAGATGAGTTTAATGAAAAATTAGAACAGTGTTCAGATAATTCAGAACGTGCACAGTTAGTGTTGGATGAAATGGCCAATCAAGGCTTAATGAAATCAGCAGATGCATGGAATGAAAATAACAAGGCGTTAGTTGAATCAAACAAGGCTCAAGATGATTACAGTGAGGCAATGGCCGATTTTTCTAAAGCGGTAATGCCAGTATTTACTGAATTCACGAAAGCATTAACTACAATTATTCAAATATTTAGTGAACTTCCTGAACCAGCTCAACAAATGATTGCGGTCCTTATTGGGATTATTGCGGTTTTGACTACGATTGCTCCTTTGATACTGGCGGTTGGCACAGCATGTGGATGGTCGGCAGGTGGAGTTGGAGCTTTGGTTACCGCTGCAGCTCCGGTGATTGCGATAATTGTAGCGATCATTGCAGCTATCATAGCAATTATATATGTCATTCAGAACTGGGATGAGGTCCTTAACTTCTTGACAGAAACATGGGAGTCCGTTTGCAATAAAGTATCTGAGTTATGGGAAGGATTTAAAAAGTCATGGACGGATGGTTTTAATAATGTAAAACAGAAAATCAATGATTTCTTCCAAAATCTTGGAGAGAACTTTGCGAATGGTTTAAATAGCTTCCAAAATTGGATCAGCAATATGTTGTCTGCGATTGTCAATTGGGCAAAAGATTTTGCTTCAAAAGGCAAGAATGCAGCAATTAATTTGGTTAGAAATATTGCGAATGAGATAAAATCATTACCTGGTCAATTTCTACAATGGGGAATGGACATGATGTCAAACTTTGCGAGTGGTATCTGGAAAGGATTCACTGGATGGGTCAAAGGAAAGATTAGTGGAGTCACAAATTTCATTAAGAAAAATCTACATTTCTCTGTTCCAGATGAAGGCCCTTTGGCTGATGCGGATGAGTGGATGCCTGACTTCATGGATTTATTAGCTACAGGAATTGACAGAAATAAGAGCCGAGTAGAAAGCCAAATCAAAGATTTACAGGATATCATGGATATTGGGATGGATCCTTCGTTTACTGATAATACGAATTATCGGTATGATCCAACATTTGTTGTGTATAACACTACAACTTTGGATGGTCGTAATATTGCTTCATCTATGGAAAGAGTTATTGGATCTAGAAGTGTATCTAATGCTTATATGAGAGGTGAGGCATAGAATGAGTTCATTTGATATTTATTTAGATAATGTATCTTGCGTTCGGGAAAAACTATATCCGGTCAGACGACCTGATATAGTAACTCCTAAGCGCAACTACAAAGAATATGATATTCCTGGAAGAGATGGTAAGTATTTCGAAGATTTAGGCACTTATGACGATATTACATTTAATATCAATTTTAATTTTAAAGAAAAAAGAGAATATCTGAATAAAACTTTTAGAGACTATAAAAGAATGATTCGTAAATCTAAAACACTTATGATGATGGATGATTCAGAAATCTTTTATAAAATCAAAAAAGTTGAATTTGGTGATATCTCAAGAGAAAGCACAAAAGAAATTAATGCTTTTGTGGCCACATTTACTTGTGATCCATACGGATATTTATTTATTGGTCAAGATAGATATAGTTGTGGAATGGTGCAGACAAATCCTTATGCAGTTTCTCATCCTGTTTATATCATTAGTGGTGAAGGACAATGCGTTCTGTCTGTAAATGGTAATAAGATGACAGTTAATGCGTCAGGAACAATTTATATTGATACGGATAGATGTGTCGCATATCGAGAAAACGGTGCTTTACAGAATGTTCAGGTCAGTGGAGATTTTGAATCTTTATATTTAGTTGAAGGTTCAAATTCAATTACAGTAAGTGGCAATTTTAAGTGTGAAGTGATTCCAAACTGGAGGTGTGAACTATGATCCAATTGTATAAGCCTTTTAATAAGAAGTATGACAAGAATGGTGATTATGTTCTGCATCCATCTAGCTGCGTTATGCACGTTGTATTGAACGGCGAATGGTATGTTAAATTAGTACATCCTATTGATGATATTTCAGAAAATATCATTGATGGGGCAGTTTTAAAAGTTCCAACATTATTTAATAAAGACCAATTGTTTATTATTCGTCATGTAGATAAAGCGGATTATGATGTTCAGGTAACAGCGTATCCGCTTTTTTACATGGTCAGGACAACAGCGCCTTTGTGGGATACTCGATGTGTGAATATGAATGGCCAGGATGCGTTAAATACGATTTTAAGTGGGACATCTTTTAAAGGAATTTCGGATATCACAGATATTTCTACGTGCTATTTCAATAAAATGAATCGTCTGCAGGCTATTAATGGAAATGCAGACAATACATTTATAAATCGATGGGGTGGAGAGATTGTTTACGATGATTACACAATCAATATCAACAAAAGAATTGGCTCAGACAAAGGTGCCAGGTGTGAGTTTGGATATAATTTGAAAAGCGTCCAGGAAGTCGTAAACACAGAAAATTTAATCACAAGAATATATCCGCAAGCCTACAATGGATATGTATTGCCTAATGGGGAGTGTATTGATTCTCCTTATATTAATAATTATCCAGATGTATATTGGAGCTTTATCCAGTTTGATGACGTAAAGCTAAAAGAAGATGCACAGGAAGATGATGCATCGAATGGAATTACAGTCTGCGACACCTTGGAAGATTTATATAAAGTGTTGCGAAAAAGAGCAGCCGATTATTTTACTGAGACCAATTGTGATGTTCCTAATATCACATATAAGGTTGATATTGTAGATTTGGCAAGACTGGATGCTTACAAAGATATTAAGAATCTTGTTTCAATTGGCTTTGGTGATACAGTTCATATTAAGCACAGAAAGTTGAATATTGAAACTAGGGCAAGATTAATTGAATGTGATTATGATTGCATCTTAAAAAAATACGATAGTATGACTCTAGGTGATTATGAAACGAAGTACTTTGAAAACGCAGATAGTGTTATACAGGCTGCTCAAAAGGTGATTGATAAGAAGACATCTAGTTTGATCGCAGAAAAGATAAAAGGAATCATTGATGCGACTCAAGCATCGCTTTATGCTCAAAGAAATATTGCAAAGAAAATGGATTACAGAGCCATGAAGATGGAAGACTTAGATCCAGATAGTCCAACATATGGAGCGACTTGTTATGGAACAAGTGGTTTGGAGTTTTCTGACACGAGAAATGAAGATGATACGGATTGGAAGTGGGGCAATGCGTTTGGCCCAAAAGGGTTGATTGCGAATGCGATTATCACTGGGATTCTTTCGGATAAGAGCGGAAACTTTTATTTGAATATGGATACCGGTAAGCTAGTAATGAATGATGGAACTTTTAAAGGTGTACTGAATACTGTTCAAGATATTAATGTTGGTGCGGAAATCAATATGCAGCCACGTGCTGAGGGAGTTACACAAGGTTCCGTCTGGTCTGATATAAAGTGTGTTGATTCAGATGGTACTGTATTGCCTGAAAGGATTGCATTTCGTTCTTTTAAACATGATGGTGAGTATCTATCGCATAGCGTGACACTGATTAGTGGCGACACAAGCGTTTCGGTTAGCAATGATGGCACAATTTTACTTTCAAGCGGTGACAATAGGTTTTCTGTGACCAAAAATTATGTTCGTATGGATACTAAAAATTCAACTATATCTATTTCAGACAGTGCTAGCATCATAACTTTGGACGGTAAAAAAGGGCTCACTGGTACTTACACTGTAACAAAATCAATTACAGTTGAAGCCGGAATTGTAGTAGGGGTTGAGTAATATGGCTCAACCTTTTTCTGTATTCGTCGATACTTATAATGGCACAAGTCACAATGTAGATGGTGCTTTCGGTGCCCAATGTTGGGACGGTTACGCGTTTTACATGAAGTGGTTAGGATACTCATATGCGAATTGTACGGCCACAGGCGGTGCTCAAGATATTTGGACTCAACGCGCTTCTAACGGAATGTTGAATTCATGTAATGTAGTAAGTTCTCCACAGAACGGAGATATTGCAGTTTGGGGTTCCAACATGGGAGGTGGTAAAGGCCACGTAGCCATGTACTACAATGGTCAGTACTTCGGCCAAAACCAAGGTAGAAGTGGTGGTGCGAATGGCGGACCATTTAATTTACTGGCAATCGGAACCGCGCCATTAGGCTACTTTAGACCTAAATGTTATGCGGATGGTTCTGATGGGCCAACAATCGTTACAAAAAAATTACAATTAACATTGATTAATGGAATTGTAATAGATGCAAAATACGTATAGGAAGGAGTTGATTCGATGGAATTATTAAGAAGTGGTTTACAACTTGTGGCCATTAAAGGGCTAGAAACATGTGAAGGGTCTGTTAATGTTCCTGTTATATTGAAAAGTGATGGAAGCAAATATGATGACTATACATCACAAATTCATATTCGATATTTAAATCAAGGAAAACTACATGAAGAAGTATTGCCATCTGACGAAGATGGTTTTTATATTCCTGGAAAACCATTCGAGGAAAACGGATTAATTGAATTAGCAGTCCATTTGATTCGTGGTAATAAGCAGTTAGTGACAAATGAATTAGCTTTTACCGTAAAGAGAGCGCCAAACGGAACAACTGAAGTGGATCCAAGTGAATACGGTTGGCAACAATTGGTTGACGCTTATATAGAGCAGAAATATGACACCATTATGCATAGATTGGATTTATTGACAATCACTAATGGCAATCAGACAAATCTGAACGAGTTGATTGATATTCGTGTTGGTGGCAACGGAATTACTTATAGCAATGCTGGAAATGCAGTGCGTGGACAATATCTAGCGCTATTAAAAAAAGCGAATGAATTAACTTCACGCATTGATGCAATTATATCTTCAACGGAAAGCTCAATGAATGCCAATGCGGAGATAGTTGATGCAAGAATTGATTTTGAAGGAAATGCGAAGAAAACATTAGGAGCTTCAATCCGTGAAGCTGATCAGAAGATAATGGAAATGATTCTGACTAATCATTTTAAAACTGAATTATTATCAGATTCAGAAAATGGTTTGATTGATGAGAACAAAAATGCAGTCTTAGCGGATTGGGCATATGAAGTCGACTCCGGAAATGTAGGCGAGGAATGGACATACAAGGTGAAATCATGAGACAAGGAACAACACCCACAATTCAAATCACGGTCAATAATATTGATTTAGCAGATATGGAACATATCTGTGTGGTATTTGAGCAAAATGGATATTTATTGAAAAAAAGCATGTCAGATTTAAAAATCGAAAACAATGTTATTTCAGTTCTTTTAACACAGGAAGAAACATTAAGTTTTAAAAACGGAAATTGCAATATCCAATTAAGGGCGATTACGTATGACGGCATAGCAATGGCTTCGTCAATAAAAACAGTTAACGTATATAGCGTATTAAACAAGGAAGTGATCACATGATTCTAGTAAAAAATATAGAAATAGATGTTAAAGACGAATCAGATCATATTCAGTTCGATTTAAATGAAGAGTATGTAGGAACAACGGATTATGAGAAGCTCAGAAACAAACCTAAGTTAAATGGAAATGAAATCATTGGTGAAGTTGAAGAGATAGATCCAACTGTGCCTTTATGGGCAAAAGCAGAAACAAGACCGGTATACACTCCGGAAGATGTAGGGGCTATGGCAGAAGGTTCTGTAGCATCTGTATCAACAACCGAACTAGATGAATTATGGAATAGTCTATAGGAGGAAAAAAGAATGGCTATTGAATATTTAGATAAGAGTGGATTGACGCTCTTAATCAGTAAAATTAAATCGGCGTTAGGTGGGAAAGTTGATGTTGAAATTGGTAAAGGCTTATCAACAAATGACTACACAAGCGCAGAAAAACAAAAGTTAAGTGGTATCGCAAGTGGTGCTCAAGCGAATGTGATTGAATCAGTAAAAGTCAATGGTACAAAAGTTGAACCAAGTTCAAAAGCCGTAGATATTTCAGTTCCAACAAAGGTATCACAATTAACAAATGACAGTGGATTCCAAACATCTACGCAAGTAAATTCAATTGTTACAGGTAAAGGATATCAAACACAGTCACAAGTACAATCATTGATTAATTCGGCAGTCGGTAATATTACATCTATTAAATATGAAAAGGTAAATAGCTTACCTGCTACAGGTTCAAACGGTGTGATTTATTTGGTTGCACATTCACATGGAACGCAAGATATCTATGATGAGTATATTTGGCTTTCAGAGACAAAGGCATATGAAAAGATTGGTAATACAGACATTGACTTATCTGCGTATGTTAAGAAGTCAGAATTAACTGCGATTACGGTAAACGATTTAAATACAATGTGGGGTTAGTATATGGCTTTCGTATTCAAAGACAAAGCTTCTATTCAGTGGCTTGTCTCGAAAATAAAGTCTGTAACCACATCACATAACGCATTGAATCAAATGGTTATGAATAACCACTTTACTACAAATTTAAACGCAACAAGTGCTCAAGATTTAGTGGATGAAAAAGGAAATACAATCCTAGCCGATTGGTCTTATGAAGTAGCAAGTGGAGAAGTTGGCACGGATTGGAAATATAAAGTCAAGGAGGAATAGAGAATGGCAGGAAAACAAGTCACGGAATTAGACGCATTACCTAGTTTTACTGATAATAGCTTATTACCTGTACACAATGGCGCAGGATTAAAAAAAGGTCTATTATCGCAACTAGCAAATTATTTAGGAACTAAATTCAGTAATCCGAATTTATTGACTAATCCGGATTTTAAAATCAATCAAAGAGGAAACAGTACTTACAGTTCTACAAATTCAAAAAAAATATATACTGTTGATAGATGGAATATTTATAACGCTAATCTGAATGCTTCAACAAAAGTGTTGACAAATCCAAATTCAAGCAGTGGACAATTTAAACAAACTTTAGAACTCCCTCTAATAGGAACATATACAGTAACAATTAAGACTTCAAGAGTAAGTGGCAATGTGCATTTCTTTATAAATGAGAATGGCGCTAATATTATTGATAAAAGCATTGTATCCGGATTGAATACCGTAACATTTACATCAACAAAAGGGGTTTCGGAAGTTGGTGTTTTAATTTCAAGTGGAGCTTCATTGCAGATAGATTATGTAAAACTAGAACAGGGCGCAGTCGCAACTGCATATACCGCTCCTAACCTTATAGAAGAGTATCCGAAGTGTCAAAGATACTTTCAATATATCCCAAAATTGTACTGTGTACCATTGATTTATACGAAAAGTTTAATTAATGCTTCAGACAAATTCTTTCAAGCGACAAATGGTAATTTACCTACAGAAATGAGAACAACGCCGACATTGACATATAAAGCACTAGGTCAAAGCGATAATTCTACATTTACCGGAAGTGCTTCTTTTGAACTTACTAGTAAATCAATTGATACAATTACTCTTGACCGTACAATAAGCAACTTCACAATCACTATTAATGGTATAACTCTAGACGCAGAAATTTATTAGGAGGAACTATGAACGACGAATATAAAGTATACGTATCCTTATCAAACGGATACATCACATCTATCAATTCAGAAATCTTTTTATCAGAAGAAGAAGTATCGGCTATGACAGAAATCGACCAAGGGCAAGGTGATAAATACGCACATGCTCAAAGTCAATACCTAGACAAAGAATTAGTAGATGAGAATGGAAGATATAACTACAAATATGTAGAAGGTAAAGTGATTGAGGTTGCAGAAGTAGATAAACCTAAAGTTGTTGATCCAGAGCAGAAAGCAACAGCACAGGATAAAATTGAAGCGCAAGTCATGTATACAGCCCTAATGACAGATACACTTCTAGAAGGAAGCGAGGCCTAATTTATGTTTGAAAAAATCAAAAGATTTTATGATCTAAAACTATATACAGATAAGCAGGTAAGAAAATTTTGTGAAAAAGGAATCATTACTGCTGATCAGTATAAAGAAATAACTGGTGAAAATTATTAACAAGGCTAGAATATCTAGCCTTTTTTATATATGACATAGGAGAAAATAAATGAAAGTTTTTACAAGTTACTACAACAATGTATGTGGTGCAATTATCGCATTACTAACACTTATCTTTGGTGAACACTGGTTCTTGTTCGCCGTTTTTTTATTATTAAACGTAATCGACTGGATTACAGGTTGGATGAAGTCAAATATCAATCATAAGACTAATAGCAGCAAAGGATGGACCGGAGTTCTGAAAAAGCTAGGATACTGGTTAATGATTGTATTCGCTTTTGCAATTTCGGCTTGGTTTATCGAAATCGGCAAAACAATCGGAGTTGATCTAACACTAACAACACTATTAGGTTGGTTTGTGCTAGCTTCCTTGACAGTTAACGAAGCAAGATCCATTATCGAAAACTTCGTTGAAGCAGGATATGACGTACCGAAAATTCTAATCAAAGGTTTAGAAGTAGCTGACAAGAAAATCAATCAGGAAGAGATTTAATTATGAACTACTTCACAAAAGATGACTTTAAAAAAGAATGGTTAGGCAAATCATCTGGTCTAGGCGGATACTACAATCAGTGTGTAACTCTTTTCAAAGAGTTTTTAAAGAAAGCTGGATATCCAAACCCTGGAAGAGCGATTGGAGGTTCTGGAGGAGCGCGCGAAATTTGGTATCGAAGAGATTTACTTGGATATGTTGATTATTTTAATTTCGAACAAATTGGCCACCCTGGAGATTGGTTTATTTGGGATTCAGTTTATGGTTGGTACAAAGGAGTCTATTATGGCCATGTAGCGATGTTGATTAAAGACAATGGTAACGGAACAGGACAGTTTCTAGGAATGAATCAAGGAACTAACTTGTCTCCTGCAAATATTCAAACATTGACTTACAATGGATCATGTGGGGTGTTGCATTACAAAGGCTATAGTAATCCTACAAGCGGTTCAGGAATTACAGTGTTTAATGCAGCCAATTTAGTTGCAGAACACGCTATTGCTACTTTAACTGTTGATTCAGTTGCAATTCGTGAAGGTAGTCCAACAGGAAATGTATTGAAACGAGTAAATAAAGGATATCAGTTTGAATACTACTACAAAGTCGTAGCTAATGGCCATAGATGGGTGGTTAATAAAGACAAGACTCAATTCATGGCAATCTCAGGAAGCGAAGTTCAAGGAAAAGACACGTGGGCCACTTTCAGTTCAATAGAAGATGATGCTAATCCAAGTGATACAATTGAACTTGTACAAGAAGATGGTGTAGCTACGTTCACTGTAGATGGCATTAGAGCACGTTACGACTCGCCAACTGGCAATGTATGCAAAATATACAACAGCGGAGATAAAATCAGATATTATTGGAAGTATATTGGCAATGGCCATCGTTATGTAGTTTATAAAGATAGTGATAGAAAAATCTTTGTTGCAGTGTCCGCAACCGAAGATAAGAGTAAGATGTGGGCTACATTCACTGTACCAGAAGAAGAAAAGGAAGAAACGAAACCTTCTACACCAGAGTCATCCAACCCGTCTAAAACAGATTACATTAAAAATGTAAAAGGATACGGAATCGACTTATCAGAACATAACAGTTCGGACATAGATTTGTCGCAGTATGACTTTGTGATTTTGCGCTCAAATTGGTGGACAACTGAAGACAAGAAATTTGAGTATTATGCAAATAAATGTGAAGAATTGAAAATTCCTTATGGTGTATATTGTTACGATTATTGCGGTGATGAAGAGACTGCGCTTGAGCAAGCCAAGTATACACATAAATTAATTAAAAGTAGAAATATCCAACTTGGTGTTTGGATGGATATGGAAGACTCCAGTACAAAGCCTGGAGAACCAGGATGGAAGGAACAAAACGGATTGCTGACAAAAGAACATTGTTCGATGGTCTGCAAAGTATTCTGTGATTATTTCAAATCACAAGGTTATTACACTGGTGTTTATACATCTAGATCATGGATCGAACAATATGTAGATACAGACTATCCTTTGTGGATTGCAGCATGGAATCAGGATGATGGTAATGTCAATTCAGACAATTCAGATATTGCAGTTATACATCAATACACTTCGAATCCATTTGACAAAGATGTAATCTATCATGATATTGACTTCTACAAGTCTGATCCAAAGAGTGACGAGCCTAAAAAAGACGATCCTAAAAAGGATGAAAATGGTTCAAATACCGGAAAAGATGACTCAAAAAACGATAAAAACGATGAAAATAGTTCAGATTCTGTCAAAAATGACACAATTAATGTATCTGGAATCAACAAATTGATTGAATTGTTGTTGAAAATCGTCGAAAAGATTTTTAAATTATTCAAATAACGCAAAAAAGGGCCGATTTTATTGTGGCCCTTCTTTTTTATGCATTAATCTAAATCAATTCCGTAGTAATTTCCGAATGAGCAGTTCTGATAAACTTCATCATCTTCATCCCAGTCTTCGTAGAAGTACTCGCCATACATTTTAACGTGTTTTCCATATCCAACTTCGATGGCAATGTATCCGTTTATTTTGTGATTATCGTCAGAACCAAATTCATCATGAATTGCTTTATCATTACTTGCACATTCGTATGATCCATTAACTTCAGTATAAATTTCACATGATGTATTTAATTCGCAGATTCTATCTTCAACGTCTGAAGGTCTTCCAAAATATCCTTTGAATTTTCCAAAATCATCATAATCCTTTAGTTCCTGGATGAATCGGTTAAAATAAGCTTCGTCTTGATTCATTTTATCGATGCTAAACATATCTAGTCCATCCAATGCGTTTGCTTTCTCAATGGTTTGATTCATTGCGTCTCTAATAACATCCGCTTGAGATACTCCTAAAGCTTTGCATGCTTGTTTAAATTCTTCGGCAAAATCATTTTTGAATCTAGCAGAAATAATTGTCATTTTTTCTTTGTTGTACTTGTCTTGTGGTCTCATGTTATTCTCCTTTGTGTTTTAAATACATTGCATAAATGAATTTTGCAATTCCAATTGCGATAAAAAATATTCCTAATTTTACTAGCATAATATACGATGAATAAGTTATAATGAGTTAGGGGAGAAGCTATGTAAGCTTCTCGATAATCAATAAGATTAACCCAACTGCTAAGTCCAAGATTGATTGTATGATTAGAGACGTCCAATCGATTTTGGATTTTTTAAATTTCTTATTCATAACCTTTCCTCCTTACATATATATTATAGCATACTACTAGCATATATGCAAGCATAAGCAATACTTTTCTTATGCCTTTTTTGGATTAAATACCGAAGAACTTAACTTTGGGAAACTTTTCAAAAATTAAGATATCGTTTATATCTTGATTACATCTTAAAAGGAATGGATTCTATTAAACATCATTTATTTTCATGAATTCTACACCTATATTTAAAGCGCAAATTAATGTTATAAATGCATTATCTTTCTACGAAAAATTTACTAACTAAGCAAAATCCCCTTTTATATAAAGGGGATTTAATGATTTTATGTTGTATTATATCTTAATTAGGTCCTAAAAATTTGAAATTGCGTTCAAAATCTCTTCTTCAGCATTAATTAAGCAGCCATAGATTTGACATTCACACAAAGATTTTGATAATAAAGAAAAGCCACTGAAATAAATCAGTGACTTTCTACATGGCGCTAAGGCCGTTGTGTAATAATCAATGGCGCTAAGGCCTTTGTTCATAAGTATATTAACATCTCATAACTCTAAAGTCAAAAGATTTACTTTGTAAATAGTTCTATTAATTTATTATCAAGTATTGTCATGATTTCATCTGAAACTCTATTTTTTAAAATGGGATCATACTTGTTTATTGGTTTAAGAACTCTTAATTTGCTGATTTTGGAGATATTTTGTACCATTGCATAGGAGTCAACACCCATTTTTTGATACATTTTGGCAACCAAAATAAACTTATTTGCATTATCTAACATTGCTTTTTTCTCTTCATCTGTAACATTTTTAATGTTCTCTATGAATTCATTTAATTGTTTATCTAAGAAAGGGATTGCTTCATTAAGAAAAAAATTACCGATTGGAACATAATAAGGCTTATTTTTTGAACTTAATGGAATTACCGTTAGCACACCATTATTAGGTGAATCATTTTTCGTTAAAACGATAGCTAAATGTTTCCCCTTGATTTCACTACCCATAGATGGTGAAAATCCCACCATTACAACACTTCCGCGCTTAAATCTTTGAAATTTCAT